TCTTTTTGTTTTTATAAAATATTTGAGGTGTGAATATTATGTCTGAGTTTTTAACTATAACTTTGGATGAGCTTGAAATGTGGGATGATAGCATATCTCAATTTATTATAAATGAACCCAAAGAAGATATTACTTTCAAATACACTCTAACTGTATTGGACAAGTGGGAAACGAAGTATAAGAAAAGGTTTATCGATAATTCTGCAAATCTGGAACAACATGAATTACTTGATTTTATAGTAATGATGGCCGATAAACCGTTTGATATATCACGTTTAACCGAAGCTAATTTTAGAGAAATTTTGAAGTATATGGAGGATACACCTAGTGCTACAGAATTACCTAAAAACAATAATTCTAGTAGAGGTAAAGAATATCACCGTAAGAAAATATTTACATCTGAGATAATTTATGCGATGATGGCTTTGAATCATATACCATTTGATTGGGAGAATAGAAATCTTAATAAATTGATTATGTTATTGAATTGTGTAGGTGCATTGCAAGAACCTCCTAAGAAAATGACACGAGCCGAAGCAATGGCAGAACATCAACAACAAGTTCTTAGAAATAGAAAAATAATGGAAGAACGGAGGAAGCAGATGAATGGATAACTACATAGGTATTTCTTATGATTCTACTATAGAACATTTCGGAATCAAGGGAATGAAATGGGGTATTCGCACAAAATATGCTCGAGATAGACTCCGTAATTATTCTACTTATAAAAAAGAATTACGAGGAATAAAATCCGAGTATAAGAAAAGAAAACCCACATTATTATCTAAAAGTTTACGACGAAGCGGCGTTGCATCTTTAGGTCTAGGACTTATATCTAAGAATGCTGACTTTACCAATTATGGTATTAGCGCTCTTGCTGGCGGCGTTACTTTGGATGCCATGAGAGGCGCCTATGGTGCTAAAAAAGATTACAAGTATCAAAAGAAACTTTTGAAGAAACAATACAAAGAATCTAAATCAGATTTGAAACGAGTTAAGAATAATGCGTTAATCGAAAACAAAATCGTTCGTATAACTAACAATAAACGGATTGCCGATGTTGATAAACAAAAGAAAATTATTGATGCGGCTAAACGATTGAGAGGATAATTGTATGGAAATTCATGTTTCTGGAGATTTCGGAAATCTAGAAAAGTTTTTAAAACGACCTCGAACGTCGGACTTGGATTCATTAGGAAAAGCTATCGTTAAAGCACTTGCTGACGCTACTCCTACGAAATCTGGATTGACCGCAAAATCGTGGGGTTATAGAATTGTAACTACTTCTCGAGGTCAGGATTTAGAAATTTACAATACCCATATTAATGACGGAGTCAACATTGCCATAATCCTACATTATGGCCACGGAACTGGTACAGGAGGTTATGTTCCTCCAAGACCATATATTGACGAAGCTATTAATTCGGTATATAAGAAAGCTATTAATAAAGTTTTAGAAGACTATCTAAAATAGAAAGGTAAACTATGGCTGGATATGTAGACGAAAAAGTCGCCAAGGTCACCTTAGACAACAAAGGCTTTTCCAAGAATGCTGATGACACTGTCGCCGCATTGGAACGAATGAAGAAAGCTTTTGGTAAAATCAACGGTAAAGACGCGACTAAAAACATAGCCTCAGACATGTCGGAGATGAACGACACAATTTCAAAATCGACGCAAAAATCTGAGGGATTACTATCTCGCCTTAAAGGAATTTTTACCAGAAGTGCTAAAGGCATTGATATGTCTGGCGCAGGACAATCAATTGATAGAATGAATACCGATGTTGCTAGCAAAACTGCTACCACATCCTCTATTCTATCTCGATTAAAAGGTATTTTCCAAAAGGCAGATAATCATCAAGGGTTTCCGAACTCTATTAAATCTATTGATGGTTTAAATACGAAAGTTGCAGGATTCGACGTTAGTCCTCTATCGAATGCTTTTGCTAAAGCAGCTAGCTCTGTACAAAATTCTCTATCAATTATGGATATTGCTTTGGGTAATGTCCTAGGCGGAATAATTCAGAAAGCCATGAGCTTTACTGGTCAATTCTTTAGAGGATATGGCGATGGTCTTGCCGAGTATAAAAACAAACTCGGTTCTATTCAAACCATCATGACGAATACTGAATGGGAAATTCCAGATAGTTCTGTTCGTATGCGTCGAGTTTCTGGTGCTTTAGAAACTCTTAATGACTACGCCGATAAAACTATTTACTCATTCGCGGATATGACTAAAAACATTGGTACATTTACTGCGGCAGGGGTAAGCTTGGATAAATCAGCTGTGGCGATTAAGGGTATCTCTAACTTGGCCGCTGCCTCCGGTTCAGATACAAACCAAGCATCAATGGCCATGTACCAGTTGTCGCAAGCATTGGCTTCTGGTCGTGTAGCTTTACAAGACTGGAACTCTGTAGTTAATGCCGGTATGGGTGGTAAACTATTCCAAGACCGATTGACGCAGACTGCTGAAAAGATGGGACATGCGAGAGATATGACTAAATCTTTCCGTGACTCATTGAAAGACGGATGGTTGACGTCTGAAGTATTGTTGGAAACTTTGAGAGAATTCTCTGAAGACCAATCAATGCTTGATGCTGCAACAAAAGTTAAATCGTTTGGTCAATTAGTTGACACCGTTCAGGAAGCTATTGGTTCTGGATGGGCTACAACATGGGAATATTTCCTTGGAGGATTCGAAGAAGCCAAAAGTCTCTGGACAAGCATTGGTGATATTGTTAACCCGTTCGTTTCTGACGACCAAGGAACATATTACGATTCTGTCTTAGGGATTACTCGTAGTCTTGGTAACTATCGAAATGCAATGCTCAAAACATGGAAAGATATGGGCGGACAAGAAGCCTTATTTAATACCATTAAAAACAGTTTTGAGATTGTATTTGGTGCAATGACCAAATTCCGTGAAGGATTTCGTTCAGTAATTGGTGATTATAAACAAGCAGCAACCGTATTTTATGGATTCACTAAAGCTCTTGAAAGTGTCACTAACAACATCAAGAACAACACATATCTCTTCGCCACAATAAATGCTATTGGTAAGATGGTCGGACAGACTTTCTTGACATTAGGCTGGATTTTCAGTAAAGTAGGCCAAGGTATTTCTTCCGTTGGTAAATCTTCTGGAAGCATACTTATGCCTTTGAGAACTGCTGCGGATTCTATTGCCAGATTCATGGAATCTTTGCGCTCTAATGAGAATGCTCATCTAATCTTCTACCATATTGGTAAGACAATTGCTAATGTTTTTAACATCATTATCACAGTTGGACGAATTGTTGTATTTGTGATTAAAGATATTCTTAAAGGATTCTCTAAATTTGGTGAAAGCAAAGGATTGGTTACTGTAGCGACCACATTATCTGATGTAACCGGTAAACTACTAACCTTTGTTAAAGCGATTGAGAAATTTGTGATGTCCTCTAATAAGTTTGAACAAATTGGAGGAACCATCGGTAAGGTTCTTAGTTCTATCGGTAATGCTTTTAGCGGAGTGTTCTCAAAACTCAAAATGCTAGCAAATCCATTTGGGAATGCCGAAGCAATATTCTCAGGGGCTGCTGGCATATTTAATAAAGCGGGCGGTGCTCTTGCTAACATCATCAACAATATTGGTTCCGTTATGTCTAAGGCATGGGATTCTCTAGTTTCTGGTGTTAAAGCAAGTTATGACGCGTTGAAAGATGCTTTTGTATCATTTGACGTAGCCAGCATTATTAAAGCACTTATTGGTTTATTTGCATTTGACAAATGGCTTAAATTTAAGAACTCTAAGGGCAGCATTGTCGATATGGTGTTCGATAAATTTAAGGAAATGTTTAGTGGTGGTAAAGAACAAGCTACTGGATTATTGGATGAAGTTAAAGGTGTATTTACATCGCTTCAAGGAACAATCAACTCATTCACACAAAGTGTAAAAATTGGCTCTTTGGTGATGATTGCTGTAGCTTTGGGTATTTTAGCACTATCTATCGATAAACTTTCTAAAATCGATATGAAAGATTTATCAAAAGGTATGATTGCATTGGGTGTTGCTATGCAAGGTCTGATGAGAATCATGAAAGTTGTTACTGCCGCTCAAAGTATTCCTAAAGGCGCTGCGACAACAATGATTGGATTTGCAATTGCTCTCCGTATCATGGCATCTGCTATGGTTGCTTTATCTAAAATCGATGCTGATAAAATGGATGAAGCTGTTGGGGGAATTGTCGTACTTATAACCGCTATGGTTAAAGTTATGGAAAAGATGGAGAAAATCAAGAACACAGAAGCTAGTATGGGCAAACTAATTGCCTTTGCTATTTCTTTACGTATTCTTGTTTGGTCTGTAAAAGCTCTAGCCAAATTGGAACCTGAGAAAATGGCTCAGGGCATTGGTGGAGTTCTAGTACTTATGTATGGTTTAGTAAAAGTATCCAAATCTATGCAGGATATTAAGCTAAGTCCTAAGAGCATGGGTGCACTTATGATATTCATATTATCATTACGTATGCTCGTATGGTCAGTCAAAGCTCTAGCCAAATTAGATATTATGCATATGGCTGCATCTGTTGTCGCTGTTGCAGTTCTACTTAAAGCTTTATCTTCAGCGGCTAACTCTGTTTCTGAGGTAACCGTGAAATTTAGTGCTATGATGGCACTTATAACATTTGCATTATCCGCTAGGATATTGGCTAGTGCAGTTGCTGTATTAGCAAACTTAGATTTAGCTAGGATGGCTGCATCGGCAGGAATGGTTGGTATTCTTTTAGTAGTATTATCCGAAGCTACGAGAAACCTTAAAGATACTAAAGTTGATATTTCTTCCATGATGACACTAATCATTTTTGCTGGTTCTGCTTATATTTTAGCAAAATCCATAGAAGTATTAGCTAATTTACCACTTAAGGAAATG